TGGTGCTTGGACCGCTTGCCTGTTACGCGGCAATAGCCGCTTGCCACAGAGCCTGACGATTCATCTGCTCAGTCTGCGCTGGCGTCAAATACTCTTCCAAGCCACTAACACCGCCACCGCCAAAGATGTCACCGAGTAAGCCTGAGAATGCTCGACCCTGTCCACCACCTCTGATGGGAAGTGGTGCAAAGTCATAAGGCTGACTCATCTGCGCTAGGTTTTCTTCGTATGTCGCCATGATTTATGCCTTTCCAAGCAATGATCCGATATAAGCACCAGTCAGTCCACCTGAGAGCAAACTACCGGCAGTGTTGTTGTACAGAGGCTGTGATGATGTTTGTCCAACATTCGCAGGCTGTAAGCCCAATGCGCCGCTAGTGATGCCCAAACGCTCTGTGCCAAGGTTACGCAACGCATCAAGTCTTGCCTGCTCCAGCGCAGTGCGTGTAGTGCCAAGACCCAATGAAGTCTGTAATCCTGCAATGTCCATGGGACGCGCTTGCAGTCCAAGGTTTGCGGCCTGAGTGAATCCAGCAGAGCGCAACTGTGCGCCAGTGGTTGCCGCTTGGCGCATTGCCGCCTCGTTGGTCATGCCAGTGACTACACCTTGGCGTGAACCGCCAAAGGCTCTAGCCCTTGTTGCCTGATCCCTGTTGGCTTGCTCTTGCATCAAGCGTGTACGCTCAATGTCGCCCAACGCACCTTGCACCACTTGCTCTTGGTAAGGGTTATAGAACTTTGCAATATCTTCAGCGCCAAATGGTGTCATGCCGAGGTTGTAGAGCTTGCTTTCTGCATCGGTGTACAACTGACCAGGCTGTGCAATCTGTCTTGCCTCTAATCCTGCCGCTGTTGTCTTAGCTCTCTCAAGGTTAGCCAAATACTCTGCCTTGATCTGAGGGTCAATGCTTGTAGTGGAGGTTTGTGATGTAGGCGCATTGGCAGAGTCAATAGCACTTGTCACTGCGCCAAGCACTGCACCTGTAATTGATGGATTTTTAATTGCTGCATCTATCAAGCCAGGAACACCACCGCTAAAAATGCTGCTAGTGGTAGTCGGAGGAATAACAGGAGGTGGCGTAACAGTAGGAGGTACAACAGGAGGTGGCGTTACACCAGACATAGGGCTACCACTACCAGATGGCGTTGGAGGAGTAGGCGTTGGAGTAGGTGTACTAGGAGTAGGTGGACTAGTGGGTGTTACGCCCTGACCAAAAGTTATGCCAGTATTATTCAGTGCCGCTTGCGTCAATGCATTCTGAGCCGCACTTGCCGCTTGAATTGCCCCAAGGTTTCCTGCGGCAGCCCCAGCCGCAGCCGCCGCACTGCCAGTGTAAGCACCAGCGGCCTGCGCCGCATAGGGGCTAAGTGCGGCAGCACCGCCGCCTGCCGCTGCGCCAGCAGTACCTAGTAAACCAGTGGCAGGATTAAGAGCATAACCAGTCAACCCAGCTATGATCATCGGGGCAAAGTCTTCTACAAGCCCACCGATAAAGTCACCAAAGCCACCACTATCCTGCTGACTTGCATCAAAGACTCCATAGTCAATGATTCCACCACTCTTATTAAATTTTGGTGATGCGGCTATGTTTGGTTGGTTTGGGTCAGGAATTAAAACCTCGCCACCAGCAAGTTGCATATTAACAAAGTTACCCTTGGGGTCGTACTTTGCTTCAAGTGGTTTACCCTGAAATTTTAAATCGGTCGGTACTGTGTAGCCTGTAACATTGACAGCGCCCATGCCGCCATATTGTTTATCTGCATATTTATTTAATTCTGGGTCAATTGTTTCGTACGCTGGTCTAATACCTAAACCAAAACCTTGCTGTGGAACAGTAACTTTTTGTAATTGACTAGCAACTTCTTTAACCTCGTTAGGTTGAAAGACTTGCGCCAAAACAGGCAGTGGCTCGGGCTCAGGCAAAAATTGCTTTAAAAAATTTACATCAAAAAACTCACGCAAACCAGTTTGAGGGTTAATAGTCCCAGCACCGCCCATAGACTTTAATAATGCCGCCTCTTCGGGGTTGATGTGGGCAAGCATGGTGTCACCATATCTACCCTTTGACGCTAGATTTTTATATTGACCAGTCAGCATATCAAACATTTTTTATCCCCTTAATACCTTGAATTTTATCTCTTACCCATGGCAACAATGTCTAGTCTCATCACGCCAATGCGCCAATCTGCCAACACATCACCTGTCACCACCATATTGACTTGCCGCCCTGAAAACCTCACGCTGGTGGGGTTAGCCGCCGTATATGGTCCATAGGTTGACTCTGTACCTGTAGGGTAGAGTCTAGTCTTGAAAGACACTTGCGCCTCACCCAGCGTTTGCTCATCAGGAATTACCTGACGCACACTCATCACGTTGTCGCCGTTGCCAATTTCTAAGGGTCCAGACTCGGCAAACAGTGTTGCGCCATCGTAGTCAAAGCCCACCTCATGCTCGTTGACTTCGCCAGCCGCATCAACCATCAAGGGAAGCGTAAACACGCCAGCGTCAGTGCCTGCCAACCGAGACAACGTCCCAATGTTCCAATGGTTTTCGCGGTAGTTATAGATTACATACGAATCATTCTCAATGCCTGCATTGCTGGGGTAGAACCACCAAATCTCGCCAAACTTGCTGTTGTGAACAGCAGTCACCTTTGATCGCTGATCTAGGTTGATATTGCTGAAAACATAGTCAGACACATCGCACTGCAATGGCTTGACGTAGCCGTCATATATAAAGAATCCTGACTTGCTCATCCAGATCGCCGCCGTATCAATAGCCGCCACTGATTGAGTAGAGATCAAACCGCAACCAGAGCCTGCTTTCTCAAAGCCATAAACGAATGGCGCACCAATGTATTGAGCTGTATGCACATCTACGTCGGTAAACAGCAAGTTGATGCCCTTGACCCTCTTGCCAGCCATCAGACTGCCACCTGTCGTTAGGTCATAGTCACCAGCAAGGTTGTCAGCGGCAGGCGTCCAAAGCGTATTGTTTTCCTGATCGCACCACTGCACCTTGCGAGGGTTGCCACCGGCGCCAAGCGCAAAAAGAATCCTCTCGGCAGTCACCAATATAGCCTTGTTGCTGGTTGGCGCGTTGGTGATAACTGCCGCTTTTGTTGGCGTTGTAAAGCCTAACTGCCACTCGTAAATCTTGCCATCGTAATCAGAACAGCCAACTAAGTACTCGCCCCAAGTGTCCAAACTCCAAGTTGTAGCTACATTGTCTGTTCCAGTATCTGGTCTAGGTACGCCATAAGCATAATAGCCATAGAGGTTTTTGCCGTAGCCGGTGGTGCTGGTGGCATCAATGTAGCCAGTTGTAAATCCAGTGGGTGTAATGTCCTTTAAAACGCCCAAAACATTCATTACATACAGTTTGGAGTGAGTGCCAAGCCCAATGTAAGAATTGGCAGAATTGTCACGCCAAGTGATGATGGCACGACAAGCTCCGGTGACAGTTGATGCTGACTTTGAACGCCAGCCGTTGACAGGTCGTATTGTGTTTTCGTACCAGCGCACTAGGTTGGCATCGTGCCATCTACCAGTGGATTGGTATTCTGTGCCGTTGCGGTAAATGCCTGGTGGAAATTTAACTGGTATATACATGATGGCTATATTGTCGGTAAGTTTGAGACAAAAGACAAAGTGGCAATGGCTGATGGCACTGCTGGCCGTGTAGGGCTAGAGCTGGCAGCGTACTGTTCAATCGTCACGCCCACATCTGATGTCCTCCACATGATTTCAACGTAATCATTTACATTTAAGCTCAAGAAATAATTCAGCGCCGCAATTGTGTGGAATGGATCGCCAACGCCCTTTCGTGGTGCAAATCCAAATCTACTGTTTGAGTTTGCCGCATTTGTTCCATTGACCCTAAACCAAATATCCACATCTTGCGATGCGTTTGTTGTGTTTGTAAACTGAATGGAAAACTGCAAGTTCCATATTCCGCTATCGGCCACAGTGATCCTAGATCCGCTTGCTATTGTCACGCCATTGCTGAAGTCTGTGGTGTTGAATGTGACAGGATAGGCCGTGGTAGTGTTGCCTGCAACTTGGTCTGTTGAGTCTTGAAAAGCCCCATAGGGGTTATTCATGAACTTACCGCCACGAATGCCAAACAGCGCACCCAACGTGCTAATCAGGCTTCTGAAGTAGCCGTTTAATGCGCCATTGATTTCAGCAAAATAGTTGCGCTGATACCCCTCCGGCGCAAACCCCAAGCTGGGGATCGCCGGTACTTCTAGCTGTTGCTTCTTGTTGGCCATGGCGTGATTATTTCACTTATGACCTGTCTGCGCCTACTAAGCCTGCAACCCATTCAGATACTGAGTCTTGCCTGCCACCTTGACGGCTGTGAGTTCCTGCTTCTTGAGGTTGTTTGGGTCATAGGAAACATGAACCCAGCCGGAATCAGGAATGCCTTGGGTGTAAAACTCCAAGATTAACTGGGTGTAGTCCAAGTTATCCATGATGAATTGAGCAAGATCGGCGTTGGCAACGCCAGGTATTTCAATATCAGCCGCCATACCCTTGCAGTGATCGCTGGTCTTAGAACCGCCAACAGTTGCATTGGACTCAGGACTGCGATAAGCAGAATTTACCTTTACACCTTTGCCGTAATGGTCACGAACAGGCTGTAGGACCTTTTCGCATAGCAGTCTCAGATTCTCTGTTGCCTCATCGTCAGGGGTGTTGTCAAAGCCCATGCGTATAGCAGTTTCAGACTTGCACATTTCATGCAATGAAAAATTGGCGGTTAATTGAGTCATTTTGTTCCTTTCAAGGTTTGGTAAACAGAGTTATAGGCATCTATGCAAGCATTCAATTGTCGGATGGCTTTGTCTCCATCGTCTGTGATGGCGACAAGAGATTTAGCAGTCTCTCGGTCAAGTTCGGCTGTTGCTTGAACGCTATCTCCGGTGGGAGTGGGGGGATCATCGGCGGCTGGTAGGGGGCAGTTGGGGGCTTTGACAGGGAGCCGCAACCGCAAAGCACCAGAGTCAATGTCAGAATTGCGCTTTTGTTGAGCAAGTTTTGCATCTTGATTCGCCTTTTGAAGTTTGGTAGATTGAGTCTGAATGGCAGATATTAGAGCTTGTTCCTTTACCCTAGCTTCAGCATTCAAGGCGGCAATCTCAAGTTGTTGACGATTAAGCTCATCATCTGACCCCTTGAGATAACCACCACCAAATGAACCAACTACCGCCATCAGGATGCCTAGCAATACCCAAGGATTAAACAAACTCATGACTCAGCCTTGCCCCTGACATACGCTTGTGCCGCCATGAAAGCCACCACAATCGTACCCATGGCGGCGCAATAGGTGGTAGCCAATCCATTTAATGCGTTGACCTTTTCCAGCGTCACCAGCTCGGAAGCCATATACGCAATGATGGCAGGAGGAAACACCAAAGCAGCCCACGCCATAATGCGTTGCTGGTCTGCCATCTTGTCCATGTTCTCAATGGTGATCATGCGCTCTGATCGTGCCAGTTCAGCATCAGTCACTACGCCATCATGATCCGTATCAAACTTGTTAAATTCGGACTTCTTTTCAATCTGCTTAACTATTTTTATCCTTTCGCTGTTGCGCCTCAATCTGCCGCCTTAACTTTTCAACCTTTTCCAATTGCACTTTGGTGTCGTGCTTGGCCTCCAAGATGTCGATATAGAGCATACCAAGCATAGGCAACAACAACGCGACAAGAACAACCGCTGCTATCCATCCCACGATTTCTTCCCCAATTGGCCTACGAACAGGAACCACATCCAAAGGTAAAGGAGGAGGATCAAAGTTGCTGCGAGGTACGCTGACTTTGCTTGGAAGTCTCTTTTTGCCTCCTGCCGTTGCCATTGCTTAAGCCTCTCTTTTGCCTCTTCCTTTAACCTAGCATTCTCCTGTTCTTCCTTGATGATGTCTCGCATCTCAAAGGTTTTTGAATAAATCGCACCCATCTCGGGTGGGGACTGATAGACCATGGTTTCCCTGATCGTCTTCTCTAGCTCTGCCATCTGATCCAGCGCCATCACTCTCTTGAGCGCCGCCTCCATGAGGTTTGCGTCTGGATCGTAGATGTTCTTTGACTTTTCTTCTTCTTCCCTGATGTGAGCAGCCAGTTTCTCTTGCAACTTAAAAAACTCGGTGAGCTGTGCAACCACATCAATCATCACCTGAGTTTCGTTGACTGCTACATACTTTTCCTTTTTGCGCGTCTGTTGGATAGGCTGTTTGGCCTCTGGCTTTGATCCGAATAGCTTTGACCAGAATCCTCTAACCTCGTTGGCGACACCAATAGCTTCTTCAACAGTGGACTTGACCTCCATGAATGAGGATTTGGCCTGCTTGTAGAGTTCGCATCCCTCTTTGATTGCGGCAACGCAGGCATTGGCTGCAAAGAGGATTGAGATGGGGTCCACATCGTTACAGCCCCAATATCTTCTTCACAAACTCACCGGCAACGCCTGGACCAAACAGCACAGAGGCAATCACGATATAGATCAGATACTCAATCCGCGTCATGCGCTTATCGCCATTGATAAAAGACTTCTCAATGGCCGCATAACGCTCTGCACAGACAGCTTCATGCACAGCTATCTTGGTGGTGGTGTCTTCGCTCATGGTGCATCAGGCCACTCAATAGTCCAAGGAAAACCAGCCTGAGATGGCACATCCCGCAAGGCTTGGCAGTAGTCTTTCCACGCCTGTGATGGTGTCATATCACTGCGAAACCGCCAGTCAGTCTCAGATAACTTGGTATCCCTAGAAGCACGAACACTCTTGGCTTGCTCTGCGTCTTTCATGGCTTTGTAAGCAGCTTCATTCTGAGCAGCAGTGGTGACATTGCCTTCAGCGTCTTCAGTATCAAAGAACGATGGACCTAGATTCCATTTGGTGTACCACTTGCCATCGACTTGCTCAATACCGCCATAGACTGAAGTCTGGTAGACAGTGCCACCTGTGGCTTGTGGGCCTTCAAAGACTACATCAGCACCCAAAGACTCTAAGACTTCAGTTGTTGTTGTATCCCATGTAGGGCCACCATTGGCTTTTGTGTATGCACGAAATTCTGATTCGTACATTACTTGCCCGTCATTTGTTCGTATTTGCATGATGTTTCCTTATGCGATTGCCAAGAAGATGTATTTTGCTGCATTGGTGTTTACTGCAACAGCGGGAGAGGCAAGTAATTGAAAGCCTGTGGTCACGGCGTAAACAGAGTCAGCGTTTGATTCAGCGGCTGTTGAGTTTAGTTGTAATGATGGGTCAGTACCTGAAACCATACCTCGGCTTGAATCCCATACATACCATGCGCCAGTAGAACTAACATTTTTAATTATGACAAATCTTGCTCCAGCAACAAAACCGCAGTTAATTGTGGTTAGTGTTCCAGTGCCTTCGTAATAACCAACTTTGGAAACACCAGCGCACGTTGCAAAGAGGTAGGCAACGTAGGTATACCCCGATTGATTTTTACTATTTCCACTTGTATCGTAAACAGTGTCAGGTCGAAAAGTTGTTGCTGTAAAACGTGAAGAATACCCAACATTTAAATAAGTTGCTGCCGCAGTTGAGTTTAATGATAAAGTAGTAATATCATGATTGACTATTCCATCACCCGCACTCCATAAACCCCAATCTGGATAAGTAGCACTTGTACGAGATTTGCAAATTACCCATTCTGGTGCTACTCCCAAGTTATGCGTTACGGTAGAGCTAGTTCCCGTCCCCGTATAGCACACGATATCAAACACGGATGGAGCACGTTGGAAGTTTAGAAAGATTACGTTGAACGAAGGGGCGGGTAAGCTTGATGCACTGGCATTCACAAAACCTGTGTTGCTTGCAAAACTAACTTCTGACCCAAACGGATTTGATTGCTCAACAGCATTAGAGTAAGTTTGAAATGCTTTATTTCTGAGGCGGTCATACTCATACATTTCTACGGCTGCTGTGCTGCCTGCAATGTTCATGAACGTCATATCGACTGGGAACCCAGTTTGAACTCGCGTTGCGTACCGAGCCGCTGCTTGAACAAATGCTGGAGCAAACACTTTAGTCCCAGTCGTAGGCACTTTCATCGGGCCACGGCGTATGGCTATGTAGATGTAGGTTTGATTTGCGTTTGTTATATTTGAATCTGTTGTAAATCCAGTGGAGGTCGGTTTGACTGCGCCTGCACCAAGGTCTTGCTCGGCATTAGATAAATTTGGTCTTAACGAAAAGTTTGTGGTTTGTGACATACCACGCATAATGTCAGATATACGCCAATCTCCAACACCATCAGAACGCTTAGTCATAACCCATTGAGGCTCATACCCAAGAGTAACTGTTGAGTTTCCAGAGCTATCAGCCGTTAAAGACCCACAGCTAATCACATTGTCCGTACCAGTCAGGCCAAAGCCCCCTGCGTCATGGGCAAACAAATAAGCGATATAGGTTGCGCCGTTGATATTTGCATTGCTTGGAGTCACGCCATAGTTACTGCTAAGTGTGACTTCATTTGGGTCAAATGTTGTGGAAGTAGCCGCCGCACCATTTTGAGTATTAAATCCATTAGTACTGTTTAGCGCAAATGGTGATGCATCAGTCCCAATGCGAAAAGTTGTGCCAGTCCAAGCCGCAACAAACCAATTTCCTGTGCTGTCTGTACGCTTGAGAACAACAAAACCTGGTTTACTTCCAAGAGCATGACTGATGTTTCTAGACGCTGCTCCATTCCCCGTATACGTCACAATATCAAAAAACTTAGGCTGCTTGCGAAATGTCCATGAGGCATAGGTATTTCCTGATCCATTGGAGCCGCTTTGTGTTCCAAGAGTAAAACCCGTTGTGTTAAGCGCGGTAACTGCGGTTCCAGAACTTGCAGCATCGGTATTGTCGCTACTTAAGTACGAGGTAATGGTTCTAGCAGAGTCTTGCAAAAAATGACTTCTGGCGTTATTTCTCTCTTTTAACCAAACCAACCCACCCTTTGTAGACAAGTCAATGTTGTTTGTAATTGTTTGTGCTGCGCCTGTACCCGTATAAAGCCAAGTCGAGAACACATCCTCAATATAGTTAGGCACAACAGCCACACCACCACCAAAGGCATCGTAACTAGCCGCACCGCTTGTAACTTGTAATGGCATGGGTTAAGCCTTAAATTGAGTCACTGATGCAAGGACAGTGAAAGTTGCGGAATCGGTCTTGATAATTAAATATCGGTAACTATCAATGCCACTGGCATTACCAGCAGTAGGCGCACCACCAAGCCATCTTGTAGTGACTCCAGAAGTCGTGCCATCCACTTGAACAGCAGAGTTGTAGAAAGCAGTAGTGCCTTGAGTCACCAAGAAAGCCACAGTCATTGACTGATTTGTACTCATCAAAGTATTTAATGAAGTAGTGCCAGAGCCCCTAAAGTTAACAGTCCAATTTGCACCAGCGTTACTTGTGTAGTACAAGACTGACTGAGTAGTGATGTCGTATGCAATCGTGCCTGTTGCCGCTGTTGCAGAGACTGTTGCTACCTCTGCCGCATCGTTAAAGACAACAGCCGTTGTTGATGATGTGCCGCTAAATGTCTGAGTAGCTGTGAAAGTTGTTGCTGTTCCGGAAGCCACATAGTCTGTACCGGCAGTAGCATTAGCTAGTGCGCCACCAGAATTGGCTTTAAGAATTGCAGTTCCAGATGGTGGAGCTAAGTAGTCAGTACCAGCAGTAGCATTAGCTAGTGCGCCACCAGAATTAGCTTTAAGGAGTGCCGTACCAGATGGCGGTGCTAAGTAGTCAGTACCAGAGGTAGCCGCAGAAATTGCAGTGCCATTTCCTTTTAAAACACCAGTGATGGATGTTGATAAAGTTATAGCTGGTGTTGATGTTGCGGTTGCAACAGTTCCTGCAAAACCATTTGCAGATGCCACGCTAACGCTTGTAACTGAGCCAGAGCCTGGTCCTGTAAACGCAATTTGAATCGAACCAGCGCCTGGCGTAATCGTCACACCAGACCCAGCCGTCAAAGATGCCTTGGTAAGCGTGTTTCCAGTGCTGTTACCAATCAGCAGTTGACCATCGGTGAAACTGGTTTGTCCAGTACCGCCGTTGGCTACTGCCAATGTTCCAGTCACGGCAGTGCCTAAAGGAATGCCTGTAGAAGCTCCTGTGCCGCCGTTGGCGACTGGCAGAATACCAGTAACGCCAGTGGTTAAGGGCAGTCCTGTGGCGTTGGTAAGCACAGCCGCAGAGGGTGT